GCTTTCCGTGACTGATCATGAGTTTGCAAGAATTTTTTAGGGTTTCCGGGGGAGGTGAGGACATGGCGAAAAAGGGCGCGACTTACGAAGAATTGCTGAAAATGGCGAAGAATTACGGCGTGGACAAGAACGCCCTGTTCCTTGCCGCGGCGAAACAGTACGACCTGCAGCAGCGCGTGATCGAGATGCTGAAGGCCGGGATTGAGGAAGGCGACCTGACGACACAGAAAACGTACATCTCCGGACAGGCGAACGACTACGCGGCGCCGCTGGTGAAGGAACTGCCGAAGCACAGCGACGCGGCGAACCGGACTGCCGGCATTATCCTGGACATTGTGACGAAGCTGGGCAAGCCGCCGGAGGAGAAGAAGGGAACCGGACTGGAGCTGGATCTGGATGACATCTAAGAATTACATCCTGACATATTACCAGCAGATCAAGGACGGATCCGTCACAGTGGGCCGGTGGATTGAAATGTGGTACGAGTACATCGTCCACGGCCTGGAGGAAAAACGGTTCTTCTTCGACCAGAAGAAGGCCGCCAGGGCTATCGCGTTCATCCAGCAGTACTGCCGGCACCATGAAGGACCGCTGGCACCGCAGCTGATCACCCTGGAGGTCTGGCAGAAAGCCATGCTGTCGGTGGTGTTCGGCGTGGTCAACCGGGAAGGCCTCAGGCAGTTCCGGGAAATCCTGCTCGTGGTCGGGCGGAAGAACGGGAAAACGCTGCTGGACGCGGCCGTTGCCTGCAACATCATGTTCAACGACGATGAATACGGCGGGCGCGCTTATTTCATCGCCCCGAAGCTTGACCAGTCGAGGCTGGCCTTTGAGGCTTACTTCCAGATGGTCAGCAAGGAGCCCCGGCTGGCGGCCAAGTCCAAGAAGCGGCGGACGGATGTGTACATCGCTGAAAGCAATTCCTCCGCCATGCCGATGGCCTTCAGCGAAAGGAAGACAGACGGCCTGAATCCTTCCTACGTTTCCCTGGATGAGCTCTCTTCCTGGAGGGGCGACGCAGGGTTAAAACAGTACGAGGTTTTCAAGAGCGCGCTTGGCGCCCGGAAGCAGCCCATGATGTTCGGCATCACCACGGCCGGATATGAGCGGGACGGCATCTACGACGAACTGATTAAACGATCCACAGCGGTACTGAACGGAACGAGCAAGGAAACACAGCTCGCTCCGTTTTTGTATATCATCGACGATCCGGAAAAATGGAACGACATCGACGAGCTGAAAAAATCCAACCCGAACCTCGGCGTGTCGATCAGCGTGGACTACCTGCTGGAGGAAATCCGGATTGCTGAAGGATCCCTGTCCAAGAAGACAGAGTTCCTGACAAAGTACGCGAACATCCCGCAGGCCAGCAGCCAGGCGTGGCTGACGGCCCAGGACGTGAAGAAGTGCTTTGGCAACAACCTGACTTATGAAGATTTCCGCCACAATTATGCACTCGCGGGCATCGATCTCAGCCTTGCAGTTGATCTAACGGCCAGTGTGGTCGTGATCGAGAAGGATGGGGTCAGCTGGTTCTTCACGCAGTTCTTCATGCCGGAGAACAAGGTGGCGGAGGCAACGGCCCGGGACGGACTGCCGTATGACATCTACCGGCAGCGGGGCCTTTTGACGGTGTGCGGCGAGAACACGGTGGACTACCACGCGGTACACGACTGGTTCCGGATGCTGGAGAAGCAGTATGAGATCCTGCCGCTGAAGGTCGGGTATGACCGGTATTCGGCGGCATACCTGGTGCAGGACATGGAAGCGGACGGCTACACGATGGAAAGCGTGAGCCAAGGCAGCAACCTGACGGGCGTGCTGGTGGACATGGAAGGCATGATCAAGGACGGCCGGCTGAAGTGCGCAAACGACAACGACCTGATGAAAATCCACATGCTGGACAGCGCGCTGAAGTTCGAGGAAGGGACAAACCGGCGCCGGCTGATCAAGATCAACCCGCGGAGCCACATCGACGGCATGGCGGCCCTGAGCGACGCGATCTGCATGAGACACAACTACTATGAGGAACTGGCTGCTCAGCTGAGCAACAAGAGGTGAATGAGATGGGACTTTTTGAGGCGATCTTCGGAAGGAGAAAGGACGAGCCGCAGGGCGTCGCTTACCAGACGCTGACGGCGTACCAGCCTGTCTTCCGGACGTGGGGCGGCCAGATCTATGAGAGTGAAATGGTCCGGGCGGCGATTGACGCCCACGCCCGGCACGCCGCGAAGCTGAAGTACAGCATAGAGGGCACGGCCCGGCAGAAGCTGTACACGCAGACTAAGAGCGCGCCGAACCCGTGGATGACGTGGAGCCAGTACCTGGAGCGGTGCTCGAACATCTACCAGGTGCAGAACAACCTGTTCATTATCCCGCTGCTGGACGAGATGGGGGAAGTGAACGGATTCTACCCGGCCGTCCCGAGCGAGTGCGAAGTGGTTGACGTGGGCGGCCAGCCCTGGCTGAAGTTCACGTTTATCCGGGGGCAGAAGAAGAGCATCCCGCTGAGCCGGATCGGCATGGTGGTGAAACACCAGCTGAAGGACGACTTCTTCGGCGAGAAGAACAGCGCCCTGAACGGCACGATGGAACTGGTGAACATGGTCAACCAGGGCATCGCTGAGGGCGTGAAAAACTCGGCGACATTCCGGTTCATGGCCCAGCTGAACAGCAAGGCCTTTGACGAAGATCTCCGGAAAGAGCGGGACCGGTTCAACAAGAACAACCTGTCCGGCGGTGACGGCGGCCTGCTGCTGTACGGGAACCAGATGAGCAACATGCAGCAGATCAAGCAGGAAGGGTATAAGGTTGACCCGGAGCAGTCGAAGCTGATCAAGGACAACGTCATGGATTACTTCGGCGTGTTCGAGGATTTGCTCCAGAACCGGGCGACGGGCGACCAGATGGATTCCTTCTTCAACGGGGCTACGGAGGTCTTCTCCATCAAGATGAGCGAGGCCCACACCCGGGTGACCTTCACGCAGCGGGAGATTAACGGCGGCAACCTGATCAAGTTCACGGCGAACCGGCTGCAGTACATGAGCGTAAACGCCAAGATCAGCATGGCGCAGCAGCTGGGCGACCGGGGCATCCTGACGATTGACGAGATTCGGGAGCTGTTCAATTACGAACCGCTGGAGGACGGCACCGGAAAGCACGTCCCGATTCGGGGCGAGTACTACTTCGCCGATGAGGGAAAGGGCGACAAGACCGGCGGGGATGATAAGCCGGCAGAAGAACCGGCGGATCCTGACGGCAAGGAACCTGACAACAAGGAGGCTGAAAACGATGAATAAAGAGATCCGGCGCTTTGATTTCGAGATCAGGGCGGAAGAGACGGACAAGGAAAAACGGGGCGGGCAGCTGACAGGGCTGCCTATTGTTTTTGACCAGGCGACGGACCTGGGCTGGTATGAGGAGACCATCAGCCGGGAAGCGCTGGCGGAGACAGACCTGAGGGATGTGATGTTCTTGATCGGCCACGACACTTCGATGGTGCCGCTGGCCCGGAGCCGGAACAACAACGAGAACAGCACCATGCAGATGACGGTAACGGACCGGGGCATGGAGATCCGCGTGGACCTCGACATTGAGGGCAACCCGCGGGCGGCGGAGCTTTATTCCGCGGTGAAACGGGGCGACATAACCGGAATGTCGTTCATGTTCACCGTGAATGAAGATAAATGGGACGACATCGACACCGACCATCCGAAGCGGACCATCACAGGCATCCGCAAGGTATACGAGGTCAGCGCGGTGGCGTTCCCGGCGTACCCGCAGACTTCCATCCAGGCGGCTTCCGAAGACTCCACGCTGGACAGCGCGAGAGCCTCGCTGGAGAGCGCAAGGAAAGCGGCCCAGGAAGAACGGGAAAAGCAGGCAGCCAACGAGCGCCGGACGGCACTGTATGAGCGCCTGGACAATCTTTTGAAAGGAGGTCAGACGGAATGAATCTGACCGAACTGAATGGCGAAGAGCTCCAGGCGAGACTGGACCAGCTGACGGCGGAAGTATCCCCGGAGACCCGGGACGGACTGTCGGAAGATGAGCTGGAAAGCCGTGCCGACGAGATTGAAGCCATCAAAGCGGAGATCGAATCCCGCAAACAGGCCGCCGCAGAAGAAGAGCGGAAGGCCGCAGAAGTCGCCCAGATGACGGGCAAACCCATTATTGAACAGGAGGCAAAGAAAATGGAAATCAATTCCAAAGAGTACCGCGACCTGTGGCTGAAAGCCAGGCAGGGAACCCTGAATGAAGAAGAAGCGCGGGCGTACAGCGCCGCCGGCACGAACGCCGTGCCCACCATGGTGAGCGACAAGTTCTTCGAGAAGATGAAGAAACTGGCTCCCATGCTCTCCGAGATCACCCTGCTCCGCGTTGCCGGCAACCTGAAGTTTGTTGCTGAAGGCGTGCGGAACACCGCCGACGCGAAGCACACCGAGAACTCCGCTCTGTCCGCTGCTGAAGACACCACCGTGTCCGTTACCCTGGGCGGCTACGAGTTCATGAAGGTCCTGCAGATCAGCCGCACCGCGAAGCTGATGGCGATTGACGCCTTCGAGAACTGGCTGATCGAAATGCTGGCCGGCGACATCGCTCGCAGCATCGACGACTACATCATCAACGACGCCAGCAACGGTATCGCGGCCCTGACCTACACCACCGGCACCAACCAGATCGTGAACACCCAGGGCTACACCTACAAGAACGTGTGCGACCTGATTTCCCTGCTGCCGGCGGCCTATGACGCGGAAGCGAAGTTCCTGACCAACAAGAAGACCCTGTGGGGCGCCGGCGGTATCGCCCAGATCGTGGACAGCGCCGGGAATCCCATCTTCGTGCCTGACACCGTCACCGGTATCGGCGGACGCCTGCTGGGCTACCCGCTCGTGGTCGATGATTATGTCACCAACGCCAACAAGGCCCTGTACCTGGGCAAGCTGACTGACGTGGTCGGCAACCTGTCCGAGGACATCCATGTGGACCGTGATGAGAGCGCCGGTTTCACCAGCAACTCCATCATGTACCGCGGCATCGCGGTGTTCGACTCCAAGCCCGCCAAGGGCGACGCCATCGTGCGCCTGGTGAGCACCACCGCCTGATAACGGTCTGAAGGGGACGCCCTGAGGATATGGGGGAGCGGTCTTATTCCTTTCCGCCGCTCCCCCGCTTCTTTGAGGAAAGGAGGGAAAGGAGAAGACATGAAAACGATGGTGGCCATTCCGTGCATGGACACGGTACAGACGGAGTTCGCGGACAGCCTGCTGAAGATGCGCCCGAAGGGGATGATGATGCACTGCTTCATGCCGTGCAGCCTGATCTACAAGAGCAGGAACGACCTGGGCTCGCTGGCGGTCCGGGAGAAGACGGACTATGTGCTCTGGATTGACAGCGACATGATTTTCCCGAGCGACCTGCTGGTGGACCTGATGGCCGACCTGGAGGAGGGCCGGGATATTGTGGCGGCTGTGTGCCACATGCGGCGCCCGCCGTTCCGGCCGGTGTTCTACAAAAAGCTCCGGCAGGGCCTCACTCCGGACGAAAACGAGTGGGAAAACTACGACGACTACCCCACGGACGGGCCCTTCAAGGTGGAGGCGTGCGGGTTCGGGTGCGTGCTGATGCGGACCTCCGTGCTGGAGACCGTGATCAACAAGTACAACACACTGTTCGCAACGCTGCCCGGCT